TGATTATTAAAACCACTACTACTGCTACAGCAATAGAAATTTTTTTATGAGCTAATGCTAATGCCCATAATTTTTTTGCGTGTTCCATATTTCCTCCTATGTTAATCGTAGATATCTCCCCAATTTTTACCAAACTCATAGTCTACTTTATTAGGGACTTCTAATTCAACTGCAGATTCCATTATATCCACTATTCGTTTAGCTTGTTTATCATCTTCAATAGATAAATCAAGTTCGTCATGAATTTGAATATGGGCTACTATACCCTCTTTATAGAGTTCTAACATCGATTTTTTTGTCATATCTGCTGCAGAACCTTGAATTAATTTGTTTAATGATTTGTATGTGTAAGCTCTTCTAATCCCTGGTCCATGTTCCCTGAGTGCATCTTCATGCGACATGGCCTTATGCATCCCGAATGAATTTGGTTCCCATAAATGAAACCGACACAATCTTCCAAGTAACGTTCTTATCTGTCCTCGTTCTTGTGCTGCATTAGAAGCTTTATCCATTAGCTGTTTAACAAAGGGTACGCGACTGTGGTAAGTATTAAATAATTCTACTGCTTTTTCTTGTGTCACTCCTAGTTGTGCTTGAAGTTTTCCTTTACCCATTCCATAAAATAATCCTAAGTTAATTGTCTTGGCTTGGGATCGAGGAATCTCTGCCATATCGGCTACGGTTTGATGGAAATCGGATTTAGAATTTTCTTTGTAAGAATCTAGTACATCATAGACTGACGGAAGTTTATAAAGAGAGGCATAATGAACTACGAGTCTTGGTTCTTGCTGATTATAATCAAAGCATCCCCACTTGCATCCTTCTTCAGGTATGAACAGACTTCTGATCTTTGGTCCTAAGTCCTTGTTTCTAGCGGGAATTTGTTGAAGGTTTGGGTTTTGATAACTAAATCTTCCTGTGACTGTTCCTCCCCCTGCATTTCTAAGTTGGTTAATCTCTGCATGGATTCTACCTTTGTGTTCGTATCTTAAAATAGAATCAATGAACGTGGTGTGGGCTTTATTAATTTCTCTTGCTTTAGCAATTAGGTTTACGACTGGATGTTTATGTTCTTGTAAAAAATTTTTAGTAAAAGATGGGGCTGAGGTTTTTTCGGTTCGAGGGTATTCTATCTTTAACATATCAAATACATTAGCCACAGATCGTGCTGCCCATATCTGAGTGTCAAGATTAGTTTCTCTTTTTATTTTTTGTAAAATCTCTTGTTCTTCTGCAATTAATTGTTTCTTCATTACCTGAGCACGTTCTACATCGACCCTTACTCCTTTGAATCGCATGTCGACTAGACATGGAAAAAGATCTGTTTCTAAATCAAATATGTCTTCTAGATCTTGTTGAACGATTTCTTTTTTAAGTTCTTGCCATAACCCTAAAGTAATTTCTGCGTCCCTTTCTGCATAGGATCCGGCGTGCATGGCAGGCAGCTTATACATTTCTGCTTTAGGATTGATGCCCCATTCTTCTGCAGCTTCGGCCAGTGCTCTTTCATTTTTACCATAGCCTAAGTAATGCCAGGATAAACTATTGAGATCATATCTAAATCTATTTTCATCGGTGATGGCTGAGGCCAACATGGTACAAACAATGTCTCCATTGATTTTAAAACCCATGGCTCTTAACCAACAGACGTCGTAAATAGCATTGTGAAAAATTTTTGTGGAAGGAGCTTCTAAAATATCTTTAAGCCACGACAACACTTTGGCTTTCTCCATATTACCGCCCCCTTCATGAGCGATTGGAAAGTATCCTTTGTAATAAGAAGTTGCGACGGCTATGCCTATCACTTCTCCGTTACCAATAATAGAACCCGATCCTTTTTTAATAAGATCAGGATCTTTTGTTTCTAAGTCTATCGCGATTTCATCTACTTGTCTTAAGTCTGGAAATTCTGTCGGCTTCACCCATTCAGTCTGGGCTTCAAATCTAGGAATTCGCATTAGTTATGTGGATACCTTTCTTTTTTTAAAAGTTTTTTTAAATCACCGAGTTTATAAGTGTGGTTAATTACTCCTTTATCTTTAAGCTCTTTCCATTTATTGTAGCCGTCTATCCAACTTTCTTGAGGGCCATAATCTCTTTCAATAATCATATCAATATAATGTTTAGCCTTTTCTAGATCTTGTACTTCTCCTTTATGCGCATGTCTGCAGATATATTTAATAGCATTTCCTTCTGCAAATTGCAATTTGTTCTTGTTTATAAACTCACTCGGCTGAACCACCATATCTTTATAATGAGATCCTCCAATTTGTTTATTGTATATTTTCGATGTCATATCCTTTGTTCTCCTTTTTTGCCGCCATGATATATAAATTTTGTTTAGTACGCGTGACGCCCACATACCAAATCCGGTTTTCTTCATCCTCTTTATCAGAACTTTTTTCAATAGCTTCTCTGATAGTTTTGGTATTATCTAGGATTAGTAAAACGTTATGAGCTTCCCCTCCTTTTGCTGCATGAATCGTTGAGAGTTTAACTCTTGCTTCCTTAGATAATTTTTCTCCGGCTTGTAGCATATCTCTAATGTAGAGACTGTCCTCAGGTTCAGTTTCAAAAACTTCAAACCATTGTTGAGTAGGGCTATAGCCAAATTCTTTTAAATCATAAAGTCTTTCTTCCTTTCCTGGAAATTCTTTGCCAAAATATTCAAATAAATCTTTGCACTCTGAGATGGATAGTTGGGATCCATTTGTCCATCGTGTATAGTTTTGAATGGCATCGTATAGTCTAGTCTTATAACTCTTTCTATTTTTATATTCAAAATAAATTCCTCTATCTCTCAGGGATGGCTTAAGCTTTATCAATTTATCATTGTATCGGGCTAGCACTAACCATTTTCCTTCATGTAAAGGAACGTCTTCAATAGAAGTAACTGGCCGTATGGACCCATCTTCATCTCGTGCTTTCCATTCTTTTTTTATTCTCCGTTCATCTGGTATTCTACTTAAAATATTGTCAGCAATATGTTGGATCAATTTAGGAACTCGATAAGATTGTGGTAATACTATTTCTTTTGCAGGTTCTTGTTGAAATCTTTTAACATCGGCACCTGCCCAGCCATAAATAGCTTGATCGTCATCACCAGCCAAGATAACATGTTTAGAATTTTTCTTTAAGACATCAAACATTTTCCATTGAATCGGTGATAAGTCTTGTGCTTCATCAATAAAAACGACGTCATATTTTGGACATATTTCGGCCATAATGAATTTTTCAATCATATCCGTGTAGTCTTTTAGAGAATATGCTTTTTTATAATTATTTAATTCTGCTTTTAAAATATGTAATAAATTTCTATCTAAGTCTTGCGAGTACATGTCCGTATTATATTCTTCCTCGGTAGATATTTCTTTAATTCGAGCAGCATTAATTATATTAAAGTATTCACTATCTGAATCAACGAACCCTGTTCGTTCCTCCCCATTACTATAAACTGTTACTTCAATACCCAGACTCCTACCTATATCTTCGTAGTGTTCATCCTGCATGACTTCACTTTTCTTCATGCCTAATTTCCAAAAAGCCAGAGAGTGTAGGGTTCTAAAATGTTCTAATTGTTTTTCGCCGATGTCTGGATTCTGGTCCAACATTCTTTCTTTAGCTTCTGTGGCAGCCTTCTTAGTGAAAGCAAAATATCCTATCTTATCAATGGGTGTTCCTAGCTTGAGAAAAGTTCGAGCGTAGTGCAAGAGACGGGTCGTTTTCCCTGTTCCCGGAGGCCCGAGTATCTTTCTCATCATAAGATTTCCGTTTTATGTTTTGTTTCAGTATGATGAATGGGGACGTTTTCAAATTCTTTAACAGAAATTTTTACAATATTCTTTGTTGGTGTATTATATTTTCCTTCTTCCTTAGAAGGAAATCTTTTTTCTTCTAAAAATTCTATGCCACAATCTTTATAAGTCTTCATCATCATATTACCCGTCTTGCCTTCACTATACTTCCAGTCCTTAGATTTTAATTTGTCATAAAATTTATTAAATTTAAAAAAAGCATATCCATCTTGAATTAAGACTGTTCCTGTTTTAAAGGATGCATCGATCTGAGCCTTAGCCCCATTGATCTTAGCATATAAGACATCGTGTAATTTTTCTTTAGAGGTTGTTCCTATAGGAGGATTAATTATTTTTTGTGTTTTCCATAAGGCTACTAGAACAGCTTGATCTTCGTCTCCTTTAATAATAGGTGGAGGGAATCCTGCCGCTTTGGCTATTGCATTTCTTCTTTTACGTTGATCATTAACATGTTCAACAGAATGGCAATGGACAGTCGCAGTACTAATGCCATCAGGTTTAATGACATCAAATTCATATTCAGGTTCGGGATCAAGATCTATTTTTTTAAGGTTGGTTAGGACAGGATAAGTTCCTTTGGATCCTGCTAAGACTCCAAATTTTTTCTTAACACAAATTCCTTTCTTACAATGATCACTAATGGGACTTTGAGTACAAGTAAAACCTTTTTCAGATCTGTTCCATGATCTGATTTTAGCATTTAAAGTTTTATCGTCCCATGCATTGGCATGTTGTTCAGCAAAGTATTTGACAGGAGCATTTTTAACTTTTTGTTTCCATGTGTCTTCATATTTCATCTTCACAAAGACATGGTAATTATACATGAATCGATCTTTGCCATCGAATTTAGGATCTTTCATAATGGTAGATAATGTAGCTAAACAGGGAGGACCATCTTTAAAGTCTTCATCGGCTCCTTCAAAAATTTGTTTATCAATACCCTCGGTAATTTTATTTAAATCATCCGGATCAACTAAATTAGATTCAATGAGTGGTATGAATTGTTCAAATGTAAATTCGGTTCCGTCTATGTTTAAAGCTCTTCTTTCAGTTTTATTAAAATAAGGCAAATTAATAAATTGCCCTGGTCTTAATCCTCCTCTTTCTAGGTCTCGTGTCAGCTGGGTTTGTTTAGGAAAGATTTCTGTGTCAGGTTTTAATTTAAAAAGAGGGAGAAGATTACTTAGAAAAGATTTTAAGATTGCTGCATCTATAAACTTTCTCATAAAGATGTATAGATGAAGTCCTTTACTTTTTGATAGAATAGGGATGAGAGGTAGTTTGTATTCTTGAATTTTGTCTATGATAAATTTTTTATCAAAGTTTTCATAATTACTTGGATCAATATCAATGATACCAAATTTAGTTTCACCTTCTTCATTACAAGGTTGAATTCCAATTGATTTAGTACCATTTAAATGGTCACTATAAATTTGATCGGTAAGTTCTTCATAATTCCAGCGGTAATCTCCTGGTTTAAGTTTTAATTTTCCACTATCCGGATCGCGATAGGCATTCTTAATATTAGCGACACCATACGCTCCACGATAACCATTAAAGATCTGTATATATTTCTCATTCATAATATCTTTCCATGGGCCCTTCAGTCTCCCTCCGGGCCCACGTCATGCATGATTTCTTCTTCCGAAGAAATTAGAAATGCGAATCAGACCCTTTCGGTTTATCAGCGCCGTGTTTTGCTTTGACACTTCCTTTGGAAATGTTTTCAGAAAACGTTTTGGCTTGTTGATAAGCTTGACTGTCAGTAACTGGTCCTACCTTACTTACTTCCCAACCAAACCAAGTGCCTTTATCATTTGACATTTGAGTTGTTTTTAGTCTGTAAATATGGCTAAAAGATGCTGGCGTAAATAAGCCATTCTTCCCTTTTAGTTTTAGACCACTCATCATTGAGTTCCATTTTCTACTAATTTTTAATTGAGTAGACTTC